CCGGCTTTCGGTTCAATTCGGTAATTACATTTGCAAATACCTTTTTACCAAATTCAGTTGTTTGGTCAACTTGATTTTGTGGAGTATTTCCCCATCTGGTTGGTACAACTTTAACATCGTACTTATCCATTTCAAATAAGCTTCGTAAGATATCTCTCGCATGGTCACCATAACCACTTCGAGTGAATACTGGAGCTTGATATACTAATAATGGTTTATTCATAACTTTTTATTTTCTTCTTAATTCAATTTAAATAGTTCGTATGATTTACGAGGTTTCCAATTTTCAAAGGTTCCTTCCATTCCATCAACTAATGTTTTACACATATTTTCTGAACTTAATCCTATTTCACCAATGAAAGCTTCTCTTCCCTTTAATCCATTCTCTAAAAGAGTTTCTTTTGGTGTATTGTACATATCCATCATTGCTTTAGCAACATCATAGATATCAACTTTATCATCCCAAATATATGGTGTTGGAACTGAACCTGTTAATGATTGTGCTCTACTCCATACAGGTCTAACCCAAGGTCCTGGTTCTAATTTATCTTCCCAATCTCTCCAATTGTGAAGTGAACCAATTTTGATATAATCTTCCGAATTAACCAATTTTCCACTATCTTTATACCTAAAACCACATTGGTCTTGCAAACCACCAGTTACGTTTACGATAATTGGGGTACCAGCCATTATAGATTCAGCGGTTGTTAATCCAAATCCCTCATTACCAGCGATATTGATTGTTACATCAGCCATATTGTATAGGTAATTTAATTCATTTGTAGTTCTACGTTTATCTGAAAATATAACGTTACAATTTGGTGCTAATGTACTATAAACCGTTGGTAAATCGGTACCATTTTCATCGATAGGTTGTGTGTGCATCACTAAGCAAACTTTAGATGCTTTTTCTTCACCCAATTCCTCACAAAATTGTTTAAATGCCATAATAACATCAGATGGTTGTTTTCTACGAATATTTCGGTTTGACCAAAAGAATACAAAATCATATTCTTTACCACCTAATATCTCAGAACGAAATTCGGCTGGTACTTCTGTTGGGAAATATTCTTTTGAATTAATACCATGTGGTACATAGGATACCTGCCAATCTGAATGAGGTTTCCAAGTTGGCTTGTCCGTTAATGCGGTTAAACGGGATACGATACCATAGGTTTGACGAGAAATGCATCCAATCCAATCACAACTTTCGTAATAGTTACGATTATATAATGGGTCTGGTAAATCATCCCAAATAGCGTAAAACATAATTGGAACATTTTGTCTAATCTCATGCTCCATCTCATATAACCAAATCCAATATCTCGGGTCGGTAAAGTGTAATATAGCATCAGGTTGTTCAGCGTTGATTAATTGTCTAACCAATCCAGCATCACCATATCCAGTCCAAGGTAGTATTTTAACACTAGCATCTGCTACACCAGTTTGAGCGGCAACATCAACAGATACATCCAATACTTTACCTTGCTCAGGGTGATTAATTGCGGCTCCTACTTGGAACCAATCGTACTTGTCAACAGTACCCATTACTAATGCTTTGCTCATAGTGGCAATACCACTTGCCATTCGCAAATCATCAGAAAGCAATAAAATCTTTTTCTTTTTATTCATAACTTATTGAAATAACTTTTTTTTTAAAATTGAGAACCAGAGATTTGTAATTTCAGATATTCGTTCATTTCGTTTCTGAATTTTTCATCTGTAACATATCTCTCTACAGTTCTATTTACTAATTTTTGTAAGGTAACATCCGATTCAAAAGATACACTTTTAAAATTCGAATATACTCCCTTTAGAATCTTAACAGTTGTTAATTTTGTTTGGGTTTCCATATTGTTTATATTAATTTATATATATAAGTATATGGATATTTATTTTTCGTTAAGAAATCCCATCACATAAACCTCGTTGGCCGAATTCACAAAATTTACAATTCTTTTTTCGTTCTCCGGGGTTTTTTGGATATGGAACATCTCTAAATTTACCCTCATCATCAAATACACTATTCACAAATTCCATAAACTCACCATATACTTTATTTACAGTTGGTTTTCCAGATGCAGGAATGTGTTTTGACATATATGGAATTGGAAATGGAGCCTCTTCAGGCATTTTCCTTCTCATAATCTGATACTCTACTTTGATTTTATCCAAAGGAATATTAAATAATTCAGAATAATATTTTTTATAGATTATAATCTGAGCGTTCTTTAACTTATCAGCTTTTTGGTACTTATTCCATCCCATTGTTGATGTTTTTAAATCAATGATGATAATTTCACCAGTTGATAAATCTCTCATTACAATATCGATAAATCCAATAAGATATACACCTTCTTTAATAGGTGCATTAAGTGGAATTTCAATTCCAACTAATTCAAACCCAGTTTTAGTGTAGAACTTATCTAATTTCTTTTTGAACCACTCAAGGATTCTTCTACCATCACCATAGAACTCTTCTAACTCCAATTGGGTACATATTACACCCGAACTAAGTTTTTCAGTTTCTTTGATATATTCTTTACGCATCCATTCTAATAATAACTTATCAGTATCAATTAGTTCCGCTTGCTTTTTAGAAACCCCATACATAACCGAAAGGAAATGTTGGATTGTTTCGTGCATTGCGGTTCCAAAGAGTGTATGAATATTGGCAGAACTTTCACCCAACTTATCGATGTATCTCAACTTATATTGTTGAGGACATGAACTCCATGTTGAGAATTGTGAAAAACTTACTTTTGCCATAACTTTAATTTTATATTACAAATATACAAAAAAAGTTTGGATTTTCCAAACTTTAATTGATTTATTATACGTTTATTTTTAGTTTTTTTATCACTTTTGGGTCTGTCCCATAGTTTTCAGCCAACTCAATAATTTTTTGTTTACCAGTGTGAGATGCATATAATATCTTTAGATAATCTTCTGCTTCTATCTTTGATACTTCATAGTTTTTAGCTACCAAATCTATTAACCATCCCTCATACTTATCAGCACCCTTTGGTTTGATGTATTTCATAAAATGTCTACCCTTTGGGAGTAAATCAATTAAAGCCAAATACATTGCTTTAGGTGGTACTTCCTGAAGATATGGTTGAACACTAGCGATAGTTTCTACCCACTCATATTTCATAGATAGAAAACGGAGTACCATATAGTTTGACCAGGTCTTACGGTCACTCTCATCCAATGTATCCCAATACTTAGGGTTTTGAACATTGGTTATTTGTGTAATATGGTCAAAAAGGGTAGCTGCCATTACTTAGTTTGTTCGTTTGTATTTTGCTTATCTAATTGTTCTAATACTCTCAATTCAGGTGGCATCAATTCCTCACATACTTCACCACAATTACCACAAATAAAGATATCAATTGGGATAACTACATCTTGTGGTGTTCCAGTTAGTAACTTTGATATTTTTCTAAACTTACCACCAGTTACAAATGTATCGTATCCACATTTTTCACATAAGATTGGTTTAGATTTACCTATATCTATTTTTGGTCCACCAGCTTGCGCTTCAGCTGATGGTTTTTGTGGTTTCCCACTATTCATTCCTAATACTTTCGCCATTATACTAAATTTAAAATTTCAATTAAACACGCTGCCATTGGGATTTCCTTATCAATTGAATTGAAATGGTTACTTTGCCCTTGTGATAATGCAATAATAACATTTGCTGTGTTAGATGGAGCGTATTCATCTACCTTATCATATAATAATGTAAACAATTCAGTAAAGTCAGTAACTCTACTATCAATAATTGTTTGCCTCATATTCATATACTTATTTCTCTTATCATCTTTTGATTTAAGAATATCCAAAACTTTCATTTTGTAATCGTTTTCCAATAGATTTTTTGTATCTACTTTCAACTCACCTTTTACTGAATTTAATTGACAGGTATTGATAATCTTACGAATATCAGGATACCCAGCATCAATAATTGGTACCAAATCTTTAACTTCGAATTTTACTCCTTCATTGTTAAGGATTTTACTAACCTGTACTGCAACATCTTTTTTAGTTGGAGGTACAATTTGGAAAGTTTGGCAACGAGATTGAATCGGGTCAATTACCTTCTCAACATAATTACAAGTCAAAATGAATCTACAATGTCCACTAAACGTTTCCATTAAGTTACGAAGAATTGCCTGTGCATTTTGAGTCATATAATCAAACTCATCCAAAATTACAATCTTCCATTTCTTAAAACCCTGTGATGATGCAAAGTTGGTAACTTTATTACGAACTGTCTCCACATTGTTTTCAGATGATGCGTTTATAATCATATAATCACATTCAATTGATTTTACAATCAATTTTGCTAATGTAGTTTTACCCGTACCAGCTCTACCATACAATAAAAGATGTGGTACATCACCAGTTTCTAAATAACCCGCTACCTTTGCTTTAAGGTGTTCGTTACCTACATAATCATCTAATCGAGTAGGTCTATATGATTCAACCCACAATGAATTATCTACTTTTTCTTCTATACTTTGTTCGAAAAATGCCATTTTGTTTTTTTATTTATTATCTACCTACTTCACTCAATCTCTGAGCCTTAAAATCTTCCCATTCTACACCAATACCATCTATGTAATATAAATGTTCCGGTTTTAATCTACCTTCATCATGCAACTTAGAATATCTCTTAATTGCCTGTCTTTTCCACCACTTATTAATGTAATCATATCCTTCAGCGAACTTTGGTTTCATTACCAATTCAGATTCTTCAATTTCTGAACGTAGGAACTCAGGTCCATTTTCATAAATCATAGCGAGATATACACCTCGTTTAAACCCATGATGATATTCATTTGCTTTAATGTTACATTCTTTGAATATCTGTCCCAAAATCTTTTGTTTAATACCACTTACAGGTCCACTAGCTCCTTCACCAGTACCCATATTAGCCCCATTACGGATTCGTTCGTTTGTGATAGCAGTTTGATACCACTCTGCACGATTTTCCTTAATCCATTGATGCCAAGGGTCATAGAATTTATCATCCGGCTTTAAACTAATTTTACCAGCTGATTCACCTAATGTTTTAAAGTGAGGAATTCCATTGTATTGTGAATGTATTCCATAAAGGGAAGTTGTACCAACTGCTATTAGAGTTTGTCCGTACTTCTTTTTCCAAAATTCCCTAACTTCCGGAACCGTAGTCATCATTGCGGTTAACTTACCCCCTAAGAAGTTGTAACCAAGTGGCTGAGTACATACAATAGATGATGCAATAGTTGTATAGTTAAGTTTACCTTTAGCAAATTTATCTTCCTTAGTCCAACCAATGTAGTTATCTCTAACACCCATTGCGGTTACATCGGATGCTAATGAAACTAATCCTAACAATTTACCACTATTCCTATCTTTTATAAATATCTTCACATTTCGACCAGGATTTGCTGTCCAACTCATTGTGTGAATCATTTTACGAACATAAGTCCATTTGGTAGATTGTACTGCATCATCTTCAACAATCTCAACATAAGGGTCTAACTCTTCGATTTCTCTAATAGTTAGTTCCTTATTATTGATATCAGTTGGTTTCCATTGAGTATCATATAGAGATGCCATTTGGGATTTATCCCTAAACATAGATTCCTCCTGCAACTCTACCCATTTTTTGTATAAGGTTTGTTCTTCTACACTCATTGTCATAAGGTAGTTCATATTTTCGATGAGTTTTTGTTTCTCATCTTCAAATACAAATATTGGTTTTTGCGGTTCGGTATCCCAAAAGCTCATATGCTACTTTTTAGTTGTTATTATTTAATCTCTACTAAGTAATAATTTGATACATAGTCACCATCGGTAAATGATAACGTTGCCAATCCCTGTGATGAGATTTGTAATGATGAGGTTGTTGAACCTCTATTAGCCATTAAGATAGCTTTTAGGTATTTTGCTGAGAATGCAATTGCATCCACATTACCTTCACATTTACAATCTACACCAATTGAGATTCGGTTAGAGTTTATTGATGAGTATCCTAAGATAATTTCACCTTTACCATCTTTACAAGTGAATGTAAATGTATCAGCGTCAGCTAATGCTCCTTTAGATTTGATGAATTTATTAATAAACTCATTATCTAATGTAATATTTACATTGAATGGTGGAAGTGCTTTCAAGTCAGGTACCGATGGGATAACTGATGGTGCTGCCAACATATACTGAACTTTTGTTCCTTTATCAGAGAACTTCAATGCCCCAGTAACTTCCTCAACAGTGATACCATTATCTAATACACTTAACAAACCTCTTAATTGAGATGTGGTGTAAATACCGAACTCACCATTTGGGAATTCCGATTCTACTACACTTACATCACCTAATAAGGTTTTGTCATCTGAAATCATTCTAACTGATACGCTTGTATCATCTGATTTTAACATTACTGATTCTACTTCACCACCAAGGTTGTAACGATTGATGAAGCCATCTAATTTTAATTTTTCCATAATTTAATTTTAAGTTTTACTTTTTTGTTATACAAATATACGAATTATTTTCCACATTTCCAAATTAAAATGCAAAAAACTTTTCTGCTGTTTTGGTTGAGGATAAAACCTCTCCCCAATTTAATGCTCCATAGAAATCTTCCAATTTCTTAAGGAGTTCCCTTTCAAAGATTTTATCATAATCAATGTAGGTAGTTACTAAGTCCATAATTTCTTTTGGGTCACTATAACCATTTAATCCAACTGCATCTAATCCAAATGGGTTTTGTTTAAGATATACCCATTTAATTTTATCACCATCTTTTAATGGTGCAAATTGATTTTCTAAACCAAAATGAATTAAT